CCTCCGCCTTTTTGCTTTTTCTTTATAGGATTGTTCTCCTGAACGTACATTACTTATTTTTCATTTTCATTTTCATAGCTGAAACTTTTTTCATTTTCATCGCAGCTTTTTTCATCATCATTGCTGAATCTTTTTTAAGTTTCATTGCAGCTTTTTTCATTTTCATAGCAGCTCCTTCTTCTTTTTTAAGTTTCATAGCCGATGCTTTTTTCATTTTAGCAGCAGATATTTTAGCTTTTAAATCAGCTGGTAAATTTTTTCTGTTACCAACTTCTAAATCTTCAGGTTTTCTAGCTGGTGATTTTTTAGCCATTTTAGCTGGTGATTTTTTAGCCATTTTCATAGCTGCTTTTTTCATTTTAGCAGGTGCTTTTTTCATTTTAAATTTTGTTTTTAATATGTTTATACATTGATTTTCCTAACTTTATACCATTAACACTATCGCTTTTGTAATGAGCATGTGCTATGTTTCTACTATCAGATATGTTTTTTGCTGTCTGCATAAAAGCAGATCCTTTACCGTATTTGTTTTTTAACACAGAAGCTATTAGCTCTCCTTGCGCCGAGTGACCAGATGGGTACGATGGTGTATTCATTGATTTCATTTTAACAGCCTTTAAACTACTATCTAAATCATATGGTCTTGGTCTATTGTGATATTTCTTTAACTTCATAATTACAGGCGCAGACTCTTTTATAAGTTTTTTAGCAATACTTTTGTCATAATCTTCTATACCTTGTTCTTTAGCTGTTTTTTCAAATGCAGCTTCTATATTGTCATATTTTTTAACAAATTCTTTTCGTAAAGGTATTTTTTTAAGAGCTTTAATTTCTTGATCAGTATCAAAGCTATTATCACTAGGTGGTTTTTGTTTTTTAAAACTTGATATGTCAAAATCTTTTAACATTACTTTTTCTTTTTACCACCACCAAATTTACTTGGTCCGCCAGCTTTAGTACATCTTACACCCCAACCAGAGGCATAGGCACTAGGCCAAACTTTAAACTTACGTTTAGCAGCGGTTTTACAAGCAGATGATATTTTTTTTAATGCTGAACTTTTTGTTATTTTCATTTTGTTCGGATTGCCTGCCCCGCCATCTTTTTTACTAGCATGTACAGCTTTTCTTTGTGCATCACTTACGTATCCCATAATTTATTATTTTAACATTTCCATCTACGTCTAGCGGCTTTACCTCTTTCACCGGTCCAACCTTTTGATCTAGCGCAGAACGACTTTCTTCTTTTAGCGGCTTTACTGCCAGGTTTAACTTTTCCCGTCACAGCTGTCTTAAGCTTACTTCCAGGGTTTTTACGTCTATATTCTTTAACTCCTTTAGAAGTCATCCCAGCACCCTCTTTGACTGTTCTAAAGTTACGACCTTTACCCTTTGTAGTTTTTCTAGGTTCGTTACTTTTTTTACGTTTCTTTTTTTCTAATGGTGAACCGTCGTTTCTTCTACGTCCACAACTAGTAACAGCAAAAGGATTACCTTCTTGAACGTATCCTTTAGTTTTTTTAAACATACTATTTTGTGTTTCGCTTCCTGGCATAATTAAAAGTCACTCATTAATTGATTATCTATTTCTTCTTGTACTTCTTTTTTAGTTGCTACCATTTTAAATGATAAGTCTGCTTGGAATCTAGCAACCTCTTCACCATCTTTAAATACAATAATAGTAGGTATAACAGCTATTTTATATTTTTTTTGTGCATCAGCGTCTTTAGCTATATCAACAGTGCTTTTGGTTTTACAATCTTCAAGATCCATAAACCAACTAACGCCGTTAGAACTATTCCACTCTGCATTAAAATGTTTTACTTCTATTTGAGCAAAAGCATTGCTACAAATAAATGGCAGTAAAAAAAGTAAATTTTTCATTATCTATTGTATAGTTTGTCTTCTATTTTTTCTATGGATGCTTTTATTTCCTGTACATCTTTTTGCGTATCCATAATAGTGTTACGTATCATTTGGTCTTTCATGTTAAACTCCATGCGCGTAACTTCATCCGGTGGTATAATCGGTAATTCTTTTGCTTCTGCAATATCTGCTTGAAGCATAAAATACATGCTTATTAAGGTTGCCATACCAAAACCTATACCTATTAACGTTTTTATACTTAATTTAAACGCTGTGTCTTCATTTAATTCTTTCGCCATTTTTTAAAATATAACGTAGTTCATACCTAATTTAAAATCGTACCATTCTCTGTTCCAGTACTTATTATACTTACCTTCTACAAAATAACCTAAGTTTTTGTTAACTTTTATCCCATATATTAATCCACCCGAGTAATCATACCATTGGCCATCAACATAGTTGTGATAACTAAACTCACTACCGTCATCATAATGATACGGCATTAAACTCCCCCAAGCGTGCACCCAGGTTTTCTTAGAGTATTTATAATAATCAAAACCTACAACTAAAGAGTGTTGTATTGTTTTCTTTAATTCGTTTCTTTTTCTAGCTGTATAATCCGATAGCACTTCTGGTATTACAACCGCCTCCCAAACTTCAGCGCTAGTAGCCACAACTTCTCCAGCTGGATTATAATATTCGTTGCTATACACATCCACCGTATAACCTTCTTGTAATGCTAAATAAGTATAATGTATATTTCCATTATCTAACATCCACTCATCTAAAGCATTGTATCCATATGGTTCTGCCAAACGATGTGTTAGTCCAACGTTCCAAGATAAGTTTTTACCCTTACGCTGTCTATATCTTTCAGATGCTTCAAAGTATTTAATATCAGCAAATCCATCCTCTAAATATTCTAGTTTTAAAGCAAAAAAGTTTATACATAGCTCGTCACCACACCCATCATCAGAGCTAAATCTAATAAAGTGGTGTTGATCCATGTAATCAACTCCTTCTTGTCTTTTGTAATCAACTTCAAATAAGTATTCAACTCCTTTAACCTTACCGACAGTGGCCGCATCACTGTAATTAGATTCCGTTCCATCATAAAATGTTTGTGCTTTATTTTCATAGCCAAACCTCGCTATCTTACGTAAACCTATGGTAAAATTATAATCATAAGGAGTTGATATAGTCTGTGTAGATAAACCATTATCTACAGAAAACACATCAACATCAGAAAGCGAAGTTCCACCATTAACAGCGGCGTAGAACGTAGAATACTTTAGCATTTTTTTGACATCCTTAATATCAAATGCTTGTGAGCAACATTTTTTAGGTACAGAACAAGCTATAGTAAGCGTTGCTATTATTATTATTAGTTTTTTTACCATTGTCTTATAGTCACTTGTTTTTTAAATTCTTTACCATGTAATACCACCTTGAACTGGTCTTTTTGGTGTATTTTTCTTTTTCTTTTTTAACTTTTTTCTTTCTTGTTTAATTTCATCTTTAATTCTTTCTAACTCTTCATTTTGCATACCAATGTTCCAAACGCTCCAACCACTTATTAAAGCCAGCCTTTGCCAAGCTTCAATATCATCTTGCGTCGCCGCTCTTAAGTTCATTGTTTTTCTATATAATCTATTAACAGGTATATTAGTTAAACCTTCTGTAATACCTGTTGTAATACCCCATATTGGATTATCAATATCAAAAGTTTCCATATGTTTAATAACATCTTTATCGTAACTATAAGATCTTAGTTCTGTAGCAACTTTTCTAACTTTAATACCTACTACCGGCGATAAGTTTACCATTTCAAGCGTAACTTTTTCAACTGGTTTTCCTGTGTAACCTTTTCTATCTTCTTCAATAAATTTAACTATCATATTTTTTAACGTAGAAACAGCAGCACCGCCAAAACCTAATCCTCTAAGCAAACCATCAACGACACTGTTTGCTGCCATCTGATATTTTTTATTAAAAAACTTTTCACTTTCTTCGTCATCATCATCATCAAATAAAGCGGCAAACAATCCAGTTTGTAACGTGTAAAATATAACATTTTGTGCAAAACCATAATATAATATTCTGCTAATATTAGTTGTGTCAGATTGTGCTTGTGTTAAATTAGGTACTTTTCTTCTATTAATTAAATCTAACATAGACTTTTTTATAATACGACTATATTGCATAGGTGTATTTAAAAAGTTTAAAAACCACTTACCAATAGCAGATGCTTGCTGCGGTGATGCCATATCAGGTCTTGCGGATTGTTGTGTTTCTTCTGCTATTTCAGAAAAATCATTAAAAGCTTTTGCTTCTGCTTCTTTTTTACTTAAACCTTGCTTTAAATAAGTATTAACTCTATTTCTATAAAAAGTTGCACCACCATTTGCAATAGCTATACTATCCGATATTTGTGTAGGTTTAAATCCTTGTCGCAATAACCAGTTTATAGCAGCTTTTGTTTTTGATTTTGACTTGTTTAAATATGTTGTTAATTCATTAGCATTGATATCCATACTTAAACCAGCTCTTCTTTGTTTTAGTTTGTCTGAATTAAATAACATAACCCAATCTTTCCAAAACTGTTTTTGATCAGCAAATCTAGCAGCGGCTTTAAACACGTTGTTGTCACCATAGTTTATAAAGTTTACTGAAGACATTTGCTGCAGTAAAGCAGATCTCATGTTTACAAACATAACAGCTCCAACAGATCCATTAACCCAATTAGTAAAGCTGTTTACTAATCTATTAGAACCGTAAGGTCTACTAGTACCATTTATAGTTCTATATAATATATCTTCTAAAGCCTCTCTAAAGTTTGTACCATATATAGATTCTATTTTATTGATATTATCGCCAGTAAGTTTACCATTTACCATTTTGCCAAAAATCTCTTCAGTGTTTTCAATAAATTCAGCAAAATATTCTTTTCTACCAACTTTATTTATAGCATCATCTAAATCATTTCTAATATCTCCAATCTTCCAATATTCACCTGGTTGAGTATAACCTTCGGGTCTTCTAGATATTAAACCTACTTTGTCAGCAAATACTTGTAATTGAGAATCGCTAGTTACCATATCTACTAATTTGTTTGTTTCTGTTTCGGTTAAACCAGGAATATCAAAACCTGCTTTGTTCCAAAGATAAACTCTAATAGCATCTCCATATGTAAAATCAGCATCTGGACTTTGTTGATTTGCTTTTTTTGCGGCTTCTGGCATTGATTTCTTTAAAGTTCTATAATCATTTGTTATAACTTGCCTAGCGCCGTTAAACTCTGTATAAGCTCTATTTAAAGGATCAACCAAAGCTTTCTTTAAAAAAGCAGCATCTTTATCTCCTTGTCTACCTTTACCCATAAAATAATACAACAAGCCTTTAAAATCTTCCGCGGATGGTGGTAAGAAAAACGCATATTTTCCTTTTTTAGCACCACGTTCAATAGCTCTAACTCTTGATATTATACTTTTAGCTGGAACACCTTTTGTTGTTTCTAATATTTTATTAAAGTCTTTACTCATACCTTTGCTAAACTTAACTTTAGCTTGTTGAACTTTAGACTTAACATCAAACTGATCTAACATATTTTTAACCGCCTGTACGTTTTGCAAAGCATCATCAGCAAAATAAAAGTCATTATAACCTTCTGCAACTTTTTCAGAAATCCACAATGCTTTAGCTTCTGAGGTTGAGTTACTAAGACCAGTAATGTTTTTTAAAGGTATATTTAGGCCATTTGCCTTTAAAAAATCACGTATTGCAACTGTTGAATCAGCTGGTCTAGCGGTTAATATAAACATGTTTTTAGAACCAAACTTGTTTTGAAGTTTCATAGCTTTATTAAATAATGGTGCTATTTTACCTTTAATTACTTTACTAAAATCTGAAAAATCAAAAGTATAACCTTGCGCTAACAAATCTTCATATGTGTTAGCATACTGCTCTGCGTTTAAAGTTCCAGTTTTACCATCTGGAGTTGTATATTTAACTAACGATTTAGTTGTGGCTAATGTATCATCAAAATCTAAAATAGTAATACCTTTAGATTTATTTTTGTTTGAACGAGAAAACTTAACAGCATTATCTATGTTTGAAGTATTTTTACTTTTACTAAAGCTTACTAAAGAATTGTTTAATTCTTTAACAAAATTATTCATATCTTTTGATACAGCAAGGTTTACAGGTGAAAAACCATTTGTAAAATTATCTTTAGACTTTGTATCTATTTGAACATCAGTTCTAATTGTTACTGGTTTTCTACCGTCTCCTTTTCTAAATTTTGAAGAAGTATTAAGTCTAGAATAAAGTTTATAATTACCTTGTAGTTTTGGAATACCTAATTTTTCAGCTATATCTACAACCATTGCATTTACAGCAGAATTATCACCAAGCATGTAAAAAACACCAGCTTCACCTATGTTTATAAAATACTCAGGCATTGCTTTGTTTGTGTACTGCCAAGATAAATAATCCGCAGTAACATCAACATATTTATTAAAATTATGCTTGTGTTTTTTTAATGTTTCAAACTGTTCTCTAGTAACTCCTTTAACAAAATCTATACCTTCAAACACTTTTATTTTAGCCGTGTTTTTTATTTGCTCAATTAGACTTTCTTGAGCTTTTGTTTCTATAGGATTATTAACAGAGTAAGTACCATCAAACTTCCATGTAGAAGATACACCTCTAGCTGTATCCATTTTTATTTCAAGACCTACTGTTGTACCGTTAAATTGAAAATGAACATCTGGTATACCACCTTCTCTAACAACAACATTGACTTTCGCTTTTGTGCCCGTTATAGCTTTTATAGCTTTGTTTGCCGATGTTATAAAGTATTGTTCATATGCTTCGCTAACTTTCTGTCCTCTTTTTCTACTTTTTCTTATTATATCAACTATACGGCTACCATCTAAACGTTCAATTGGTCTTGATAAGTATTGATCAATAGCGATATCAACCATTTTTTTACCACCATGTTTTTTCTTTTGTTCTGGTGTTAAGTTTTGATAATAATCTAGCCTATTATTATAAAATATATCTTCAACAACAGTATAAGCTCTAGCAACTTTATTACCATAATCATATATTTTTTTCTTTTTAGGGTCTTCTAATATTTGAACATTACCTTTAGCAAACTTAACACTTGGATCTCTATGTATTGTTGCTGCTAAAACACTAATATCATCTTTTAATATTTCAGTGTTATTTATTTTAGCAAATTGTAATCTTTTTTCTATTACATCAGGTTCTTGCGCTACTTGTAATGTAGCATCAAAAGATAAGGCACCCGATAACTGTCTAGCTAAAGTGTCTTTTCTAGTACCTTTTAATCCACTTCTAACCATTTTAGTTGGATCTTTTTTAGAAGGCAAAGAACCTGGTGGATCAAAAAAAGCTATAAATTTACTCTCAGACGGCATTATTTTTGTATAAAGATTTACAGATTTATCTCTATCGTAAGTATTTAATGCTTCTGTTGGTAATAAACCTTGATCAACAGCTGCTTCAACATCTGCTTTTCTAGTAAGCTTTCTTTCAAACTTAGTAAATATCCTTTCGTTTTCAGGAACTAGTCTTTCTATTTGTACTAAATCGGATGTAAACAAAGCATCTATTATAGGTACTCTAAACTCTTTTAGATTGTTTATATAATCTTTTGTGCCTAAAAACTTTTTAATATCGCTAAATAAATAACTACTAGCTTGATCTCTTAATTTTCTTTGTATATTTCTAGCAGAAGTACCAGCTTCATAAGCTTTTAATAAAGATTGTTTTGCAGCGTCTATAATTTTGTTATATAATTTACCACCCTCCTCTATACCTATTTGTTTTCTTAATTTAGATGTTTTTTGTATTTTTGCTTTAGCTTTTTCTGCTTTTTTTCTTTGTTGAGCAGCTGGTGACATGTCTTCTGTTTCAAAAGCTTCTTGTCTAGCGTCAACCCCAGTGTCTTCTATATCAAAAGTTGTTTCACCTTCTTTAGTTCTTTTAGCAGCGTCTATTCTTAATGTTTTACCTTCTTTTTTACTTTCTATAGCTAAATCTCTAGCAGCATCTAGTTTTGCAAATTGAGTATCAGACATTATACGCTCACCAATAGTTACAGATTCTTTACTACCTGTTTTTCTTTCTGCCTGTGGATTATAGCCCATTAATCTATCAGAAACCTTTTGTACTGTTTGTTTAGTTTTTTCTTTACTCATACCAAGGCTTTTGATGTAGTTGTTTACAGCTCCACCAGCTTCAGTTATAGAATCAAATAACTCATTAAACTCGTCACTTGTTCTAAACTCATCTTGAGTATACTCTTTTTTCTCTGTTTGTAATTTGTTTTTTAACTTTTGCTCTATTTTGTTTACAGCATCAACAGCTTTTGATCTATTGTTTTTTGAAAACTTAGCCTCTGCTTCTTTTATAGGCGTTGTTTTACCAGTTTCAGCAAATTTAACTATACTTTCGCTAAGTTTACCAGCTTTAACGCTTTTACTATATTCTTTCATAAAGTTATAAGCGTCTTGACCAGTTTCTATACTTAAATTTTCGTAGGGAGTGTTTTTATTAAGAAACTTAGCAATATTTTCTTTTATGTTATCGTAAAAACTTTTATTTGAATCATAAGTTATAGGATTTGTTTTATCTTCTATAACATCTGACAAAGCAGTAAACCATTCATCTGTGGTTTCTAAGTCTAAAACACCTTCGTAATCTTCTGTTAATCTTTTTTCAATGCTATTCAATACATTTTCGCCAAGATTTTCTTTAATTTGATTTTTAAAATCTTTGATTAATGTTTTTCTTTTATCAATAGTCATACCGGCCAAAGCGTTTCGTAAAACACTATGAAGTATTTCGTGAGAACCAACATCTAACTGTCTATATTTTACAGCAGCCTGTCTATTTATTAATATACTTGTTGTACCATCTGAGTTTGTAATATTAACCGCACCAGCTGCTTTAGTAGCACTTTCTGCTATTCTATTTGCTTCTATAGCTATTTCTTCGTTTGAAAGATTTGATATATCTACGCTTTTACCATCAAACTCATAGCTTGTTTGTTTCATTAGATGATCTACAAGTCCACTAGCAAAATCTTTAGTAGTTTTGTAACTTTGATAAGGGTTTAAACGTAATTGTTCACCAGCTTTACCTAAAAATTTTTCTGTTTGTTGTAAAACAATTTTTTCCCTAGCTTGAGCTACTTGTTCTTTTATTTTTGCCCTAGCTCTAACCTCTTTTGTTCTAGTATCTACATCAGCATATTTATCTATTATAGCTTGTATTTCTCCTTTAATTTTTTCTACTTTTAAATCAGCTCCAGGAACTGCATATGCACCTTTTTTTTCAGCATCTTTTTCTGCAGCTTCTAATTCTTTAGATTTTTCTATTAAAGTTTTTCTATCTTCAACATCTTTAACCTTTACATCAACTTGAGAGTCTCTTATAGCATTGTCTTGGCGAATGCCAAGTTTATTATTCATAACAGCATCATTTTGAACATTAATATTAGCCATAGCTAAAGTCATATCGTCCATTTCGTTAACCTGCTTTACAAACTCGGCTTCACTCATTTCTACGTCTTCTATAGAGTAAGTGCCTTTCTTTTTAACTAGATTTGGTAAAACAGTAACACCAGTCATAGCAACACCTTTTTCCGCAAAACCTTCTGTTAGTATTTCACCAGCATCATACTCTTGCCCACCTAGTGTTTGACCACCTATTTCACTGGCTAAACCACCACCTATAGCTGTTGTAGTTCCTTGTATAGCTCTAGTTGTTCTTGTAGTTAGTTTTTTTGGTGACATTAAAGAACCTTTAGCAATACCACCACTTAAAAGTCCTGTAGCGGTATCTGTAAAGCCAACAGTAATACCACGTCTTGTAGCTCTTTTTTTAAGTATTTCCGCTCTAGTTCCAGTTATATTTAAAAAAGTATTACCATTTGGATCTTCATATGTAACAACTTCTTCATTTTGTAATACTTTTTGTATATTTTCTGGAGTAAAATCTAAACCATCAGCCTCCAATTGCTCCGCTAAAAATTGTTGATAAGATAATCCAGCGTCCATTGTTCCAGATACAGTACCCATGAGTGTAGACACAAAACCTAAACCAGCGCCAACAGGGCCAGCTTTAGCTCCAGCTACACCACCAACAGGCGCTGCTATAAAAGCGTTTCTAGCAACGTCTTCTGACGTAAGTAAAGAGGTAGCCATACTTGATAAAGAAGATATAGAAACATCTCTTAAGTACATTGGGTTTTCAGCCGCCGCAACCATAAAAGCCATAGTACCACCATGTTTTTCCTTTACCTTGTCATATCTTTCTTGATATTTTTTAACATTATCAGTTTGTTCTTTGTTTTGTAAATTAGAATTTACATCAACTAAAGCTTGAGCTTCTTCAAAAGTAATATCTTTACCATGTTTCATCACGTCTAAACTTGGTTGAGTTTGTTCTCCTTGCGCCACGCCAATATCACCTGATCTAAATACATTTGAAAGACCTTCTGCTACAAAATTTGAAAGTACATTGTCATAACCCAAATAAGGAGCTAAATGTTGTTGCATTGCAAAATACTCTCCTTTTTGCCTATCTGTTTCTTTTACATTTTCAGGCGTCCAATCATCAGTGATTAATTTAAACCAATCAAGTATTGGTCTATTATAAGCCTTACTATTTTCTTTAAAATCATAAGGTTCTACTTCTTGCAGGTTCGGCGGTTGCACCAAAGAACCAATTTCCAATTGTGATTCCATACCTCCTTGGCTCATCGTCGAATCTACCGTCGAGCCTTGTGTCTTTCCCAAGTTTTGAGATTGATATCTTTCTATTACTAGTTTGATATTTTCTTCAGACTCACCAGCCTCAATCATACGCTGTACTATAGCTTTTAATTCATCCATATTAACTTCCGTATTTACTTAATAATTCGTCTGCTTGATCACCAACACTTTTAACGCCCTCAACTCCACCTATCATTTTCATTAATTCAGCTATAAACTTATCAGCTTCACCCATTGTTTTTAAATTGTACTCAACTCCATCAAGTTCTATTTTATCTTGACCTGGTCGCACTGGTATTCTAAATTTTTTCTTAACTTCTTTACCTTTTTCACCAAAACCATTAAGTATTTTTGTTATGTTTTCATAAGCAATGTCTTCATCACCCTCTCTACCAAACATAGATTTAATAATGCCTATTTGATTAGATGATAAATCAGTTGCTGTTTCTTGAGTACTGCTTCCGCCTTCAACTCCTTTAAATCTTTGGAATCTAGCGTCTGAAATTAAGTCAAATACATCTTCCTTATCTCCAGTTAACATTTGTTGATGTAATTTTATCATTTCATCTCCAGACATAGTTTTCCCATTAACATTATTAGTCCATGATTGTGTTTTCTTATCTACATTCCAAACGCTACCATCTGGAGATGGGACAGAACCTTGCATAAATCTTGATACAACATTGTTTAATTGACTACCCATAATACCACCTTTAAAAGTTTGATTTGGTGGGAAGAACATCTGTCGCATTTGACTATTGTTGCCCCATGGATTAATTTCTTTTCTTTGAGTCGTGCCGTAAGTAAAAACATCAGAACCTTTTTGCGCGGCCCATTCTTTAAAAACATCTCTAGTTGCATCTTCGTTATAAAATCTACTTTTTCTATTTGTCAATGCCTGAATAATTTTAGCATAATTACCTGGTGTTGCAAAGTCTTCAGCATCAAAAGCATCTGGGTCACTACCTTTACTAATATCAATAGCTGGATTACCATTTTTATCAACAGGTACTTTGCGACCTAAAGAGCCATATAAATTTGCAGAAGTAAAACTTTGACTTGTTAAATCATCAACAAAGCTACTTGTAAAATTAAAAAAACCATCTTCATGCATAGCGTAGTGTAGCTGATTTTCTGTACCTACAACATTATCAAGTTCATTTTTATATTTACCCTGCACTGTCTCCCAGCTCACGCCCTTAGCGCCACTAGCACCTTGTGCTCTAAGGCTTTCAAAACTTTGATTCATTGCTTGTAAAACAGCAGGATCTTTTGCTATTATTAAACTGCCTAGCTCATCAGCTCTAACAGTCAACTGCTTATTATCTTGCGACATTGGTTGACTCATGTCTTGTAATATAGGATCATTGTTTTTATTAAATAGTTTAAGTATTATATTGCCATTAGCATCGTGCCCTTTAACTATTTTATCTCCAAATTCAGATTCACCAGCTATAGCAGCTAGAAAACGAGAATCACCATAGTTAGAAGCTATTGCGTTTTTACTATAACCTTCATTAGCAAATATTTGCTCTAAATTACCATAACCCGCTCTTAATTGGTCTATTTGAGTATATATTCTTTGCTTTTTTTGGTTTAGCTCCATTCTTTCGGCTATACTTTCTGGACTAAAAGGATTTTCTTTAAAAGTCTCTCTATAAGCTTTGCTTATATCTTTCAACCCCATAACCTCTGTAACCTCTGCTCTAGATCTCCAGTTTCCAGTAGGATCACTTGGATCATATTCAACCTCAGGAAGTTGATCGTTAAATTTATCGTTATTTATAGTTTTAGTAAACTCACTACCATCCATTAAAAAAGCATTGCCAAATTCATCTTTAACGGTGGAGCCAAAAGCCCTTCTTTCTGTTCTTTTTTTAAGACCTGCAGCTGCCATACCTAAAAGTTTACCACCCATTCTCATCACATTACTCCAGCTATTATTAATTTGAGCCATAGTATATTGATAACTTCTAAGTTGATTCTCAAGTATTTTGCTTACATCTTTAGGTGCGTTAGCCATCGAGGCTTTATAAGCCGCGTTTACTAAAGTTGCATCTGCTCCGTATTTTGCCATATTATAATAATTTATTTTTTAACTCTGCTATTTCTAACGCCATTTCTCCAACCATACTATTTACTGGTATAGTGTTTATTCTATAACCCATGTCTTCTGTTACTAAATCATAACTAAACTTAACACCACCATAAATCCTTTTGCTTATAACGTTTTCAGTTATGTCTTTTGCTCTTACATTGTTTATTCTGTGCATATCACAAACATTTACCTTGTGAGTTTTATTACCTTTACCTTTAAATTCTACTTCATAAAATACTTCTCTAGTAGGATCTTCTAAGTATTCGTGTTTTTGTAATACTTTTACTGGGCTACCGCTATAACCTATTACGGTATCTCCAGGTTTTATGTTTTCAATTGGAATTTTACCACTAACACAATCAATGTTAGTTCCTTTAGGCATACACTTTGACAGGTATTTCACGCCTAAAGTTGCTATTGTGTTAAAGAAGTTGCTTCTATTTGAAGCACGATTTGCAGAATTCTGCATATCAATACCAGCTTCTAAACCAGCGTAAGAAAGTAAATTTTGTTGTTGCATTTGAAAAGCTTCTCTAGCACCAGCTAATTCCGCGTAATCCATACCTAGTTGAGTTGATAACTGACCAAACTCCATACCTTGAACGTCCATAGCGCCTTGCGCGGCAGCTAAATCAGCGGCCCAAGCACCTTGTGCTATTAAATTATTTTGCGCTATTGCGTTTTGTTCAGCCTGTAAAGCGCCTTGAAAATCCATCTGTTGGTTTTGCATTGCTGACTGTGCCTCAATACCCTGAAGTTGTGAAGCAGCTGCAATTTGTTGGCTTTGTAGTGTTTGGGCACCACCTAATATCATAGCTTGTTGTTGCGCTGCTCCTTGCATCCTCATTTGCTGTGCTTGCATTTCCCCTTGTCGAGAAGCCATTTGGTTTGCCATAGCCGCTTGGGCTTGTTGTCCTTGTAGTTGTGCTGCCCCGGCCCTTTCAGCTTGTTGCATAGCCATACCTGCTTGAGCCTCTTGAGTTGCTAATCTAGATGCTTCACCTCTTCGTGCCATATCTATCCTGGAGCCCTCTTGAGCTGCAAGCATTTGGTTTTGTCTTTCTTGTTGACCAATACCAGCTGCTTGTTGTTGAGCCGCTAACTGTCCTTGACTAGCCATCGCTTGCGCTAAACCTGCAATACCACTACTACCAGCGGCACCTCTTAATCCTTGCATTATATTAGCTCTTTGTTGTTGACCTTGTTGAGCAGCAAAATCTGCAGCACGCATGTCTACCGTCATGTCTTCATAACGATTTTCCATACCTTCAAATTGATTTTCTAAGCCTGTAAACTGGTTTTCCATACCAGCAAACTGATTTTCAAGACCTTCAAAAGCGTTTTCCATACCAGCAAAAGTATTTCTAGCGCCTGCAAACACGTTTTTTGCGCCGGCATAAACATTTGTCATTCCCTCTGTAACATTTGTCATACCAGCCGCCACGTTTTCATATCCAGCTCCTAAATTATCAAATTCAGTTTGTATATCAGCATATGGGTTTTGTAAATTACCCATAAAGTTTTCAAATTGAAAAGCGTCAAAATCAGCTCTAGTTCCAGCGGCTTGCATTTCAGCTAATTGTACATCTCTACCAGACTGAGCTAAACCTCCCATTGTGGCCATCAAACCTAAACTACCAATAGGGGAGTCTTCATCAAGCATGTCAGGATTAAAATATGGCTGAGGTGTGTATGTAGTACCATCTCGATCTGGTCTGCCAGTAACATTGCCATGTGGATGATCATGTTGACCCGCTGGAGTTCCTTCGTAATGCTTTAAAGGTGATATTTTTGTTTGTTTTTTACTCATATCTTATTTCTTGAATTAAGCGTAATTATATAGTTACACTTTTTGTGTTTTATTTACTACTAGGAGTTATTTCTGAGCTAATAGCAAATAACTCTATATAGTTGTTAGAATAATTTTCAAAAGTAACATTAGCATAATACCCTTTTAAACTAGAATCGTTTACACCTGTGTGTTTTGAAAATAATATAAACATACCGGGCATAATCACAGGGTATGCGCTCGGATCTTTATCTATTATTATATAACTTGGTTTTACATCTATTATGGTTCCAGCAGAAATTGGATCTGTAGTAACACCACTGTTTACGTTAGAAACATATACAGTATCACCAACTTGTACTGAAGAATTAATTTTATTATTAAAATTTATTTTTTCTGCCATGTTTTTTGTTTATAATCCATTGGTTCCTAATTGTATTAATAGTTCTAAATCTAAATATATAGTTGCGTTAGTTGCTGGATATTTACTTATATTTATGGTACCTATAGTATCAATAATTTTATGGGAGCCATTAAATTTTAGTAATGTTCCTTTTTTTAAAACTTGTGTTAACGTAACTACCATAGCGCCATCACCATCACTTCCATCTGGATCTGGAGTAACAGAAGTTACTGTATTTGTGGAAGAATTATTAACACCTTCACCAATGTAGGTAACACCAGCCCCACCCGCAATACCACCAGTAGCACCTAGTCTAACCGTTGTTGATGTCGTGCCGTCTCCATCTGAATCGTCTCTAAGAGTTGACTCTATAGTTTTTCCTTTAAAAGCAATATCTCCAAAACTTAAACCAAGACCAATTGCAGAATCTATCATTGACGATCCATATGCTCTAAAAGTCATTGTTTGCCCTTCATCAAAACCAACCTCACTATTAAAAGTAATAGTTTTTGCCGCTGTATCAATTCCTGTTATTCTAATATTACCAGCAGTACTTCCATCATTAAGCTCTGGCGCTGTAGTGCCTTTGTAATATATTAAATCCATACCAACAGCTATACCTGTTAAATCAGCAACTTCAACAACACCTGTGTCTTCTCCGTTTCCCTGTGGATTGTCAAGAACATTTTCTGTTGCTTCAAAATACCAAAAAGTATCATTAATAGTTGGTATTGGAGCTGGTATTATGAAACCGTGACTTTTAGCATCTGTATCAGAATTTGTTATATCCCAATCAAAACTAACAACCCCTGTTGAGTTTACAGCCCCTGTAGATGTTGAAGTTGGTAAGGTAGCATAATTACCAGCATTTGCCGCCGTTGTTCCAGGGGTAAAAGTTATAGTAGCATTTGAAGCTGCTTTAGATATATTTCTAGTTATAACGCTTGATGTTGAACGGGCTATTTCCGTACCATTTATAGCGATAAGTTTTATAACAAAATCACCACCACCAGATGGAAAAATAATACTACCATTAAAGTTTACACTTGTAAGTACAACTCTTAAATTATTGTTTAAATCATTATGTCCTGATTCAAAAGAACCACTGTTAAAGTCGTAATATAAAGTGTGCGTAGATGAACTACTAGGATTTTGTAAAACAATCATTTCAAACTCCGCTCCAACTTGCCCGTTGATAGTAAACTTTCTAATAGTTTGCCCAGTAGGCATGTCGCTAATATTTATATCAAAGTTGTTTATTCTCATATTAATTTATTTTTATAATCCTTAATAAACACTACCACTACCACTACCACTACCACTGCCACTGCCAGGAGCTGGGGCAGAAGGAGCAGAAGGAGCAGAAGGTGCAACCGGTGTAGCAAGTACAAAAGATGAGCTTTGTGTACTTGAAACAATACCAATACCTTGCACGCTAAATTTACTTGTATCTAACACTTGGCTAGTGTTTAATCCTTTTATATAATTAAACCATTTGCCTTCTTTTTTAATAAACTCAACTACGCTTCCACTGTCTAAATCTGTTTTTATTTCAGAGCAATTCCAACCTAAAATATCATCACCATTAGACCAAGCCATTGCGTTATTTAACGTTATTTCAGATTGAGTTGGCTTAGCTACATAAGCTTGACTACCTTCATAATTTATAGTATTAAAAATTTTTACAGTTGAAGAACCCTGGTTTATAACATTTTTTATACTAGAATAGCTTGAGTTTCCATAAAAAACATTATAATTATCAGCTTCTTCTGCTTTTGTTTTTATATAAAAACCATTATCATTAAAACTTCCAGTCGCTCCATTTAATTTCGGTATATAATGTTGCCACAATTTACCGTTTTTAAATGTAAAGTATTTTTTAGATAAACTAACTCCATTTTCAGGTACAAAGCTTTTAAAGCTACTCCAACCATTTACAGACTCATTAAACGTAACCGTTTTATCAGCTATAGTTTCATCTTCATAAACTTTAAACATTGATATATTATCTATATATCCATTTATATCATCACCGTTATCAAAAGCTTGTATAACAAATGTGTTTTTTAAATCAGAGTTATAACCAGAATAATCATTACCGTTTATTATACCTTGATCTGGCGACCATAAATCGTCTCCAATACTAACAATTTGCTCAAAATTTGTTGGCGTAGAACTATCTATACCTGTTATTTTAAAACCATACCCGCTTGCGTTATAGTAATAAATATTAATTTCACCTGTTGTTATACCATGATTAAAACTTATTTTATATCTATCAAATTGATTTGTACTTTCATTAATTTGTTGGGTAATACTTATAAATTGAGTGCCATCATCTTGAATAGGACAATCATCAAACACGAAGTAATTATTAATGCTGTCTAAATAAATATACGGATCTACTTGATTAACGTCAAACCCATTTATATTCCAAGATCCTATATTTCCAATTAAAATTGTTTGTTCTAAAGGTGTTAACGATATTCCACTAACAGCGTATTCCTGCGCGCTAGTTTCGCCTAAATCTTGATGAAATTGTATTTTATTACCAGCATCTCCTACATTCCAAGGTGAATCAATAGCTGTTTCAATATCTGCCGTTGTATATTCAATATAATCACCGTTTAAATCTTCTTGGTAAACTTTCCACCCAGCGCCATCTGAATTATCCGTAAGGTCAAAAGAAATTTTATAATTACCAACATCTTTTATTTTGTTAAACGCAGCGCCTCTAAACACCCCTGTATCACTAACAGCTATTACACCGCTTAAAGAGCCAGAAAAAATACCTGTAACCGGATTAATACTAACTGTAAAAAATAAATCCCAAGGACCTTGGTGAAGAGTGTTTGTATTAACGAGATCTTGTGACCATATATGATATAGATTAATTCCATTTGAATCAGCTTCAATTTCCCAACATAACTTATCAGCCTTGTAATACATTGAGTTATTACTAAAGCTATGTGTCGGATCAGACGAAGATGGTACTTGGTTAGACCAATAGTCAACAGTTCCAGCGGTAGCAGTATCAATTAATTTTTTAGTAACTATTTTATTAATTTTGACACCATTAGTACAGCCTAAAACTCTTAAAGTAAATTTATTTGGCTCATTATTTAAAACCCAACTATCTCCATGTATTTTAAATATACCTCTTAAAACAAGTTCTCCATCACCACCACCACCAACTAAACCATATTCATTTCTTATTACTGGTACTAATACACAGTGCGCATTACTACTATCTCCACCATACAAACCAACACCTTCTTCGTTTATTGCCTCACCATCATCAAAACTCGCGCCCGAAGCAACGCCGTATACCATTATATCGCCACTATCAGTTCCATGCACAAAGTCACTATACTCAACATCAACTAAATACCAATTACCAGCAACCCAAGGTTCACTAGTTATATCATGTGTAATATCTGAAGCCGAAGTGCTATCGTAATTTTCCACATATATATATTGATTATCATGTAACACTGTATTAGATGTGTAACTACCAGTGTTACTTATCGATGCGGTAAAATTTGTTGCCCCAGAAATACTTGATTGATTTGTAGTATTTCCCGGTGGATTTTCAGTACCATAACCACCTAAGTCTACTGTAGTTTCGTCAAATCCAAATGGAACTACATAAGAAAATGAAGCTCCAGGATTCATTTCTTGGCCAGGTGTAGTGTTTGCAAAATTAGAGTTTACTGCTACAGCGGGATAATCATCACCAAAAATATCAGAAGTATTAGCGTGAGTATACGTTGTGTTTTCTTCACCTGGAGCACCGGACCACTCTGCATTAGTAACAATACTCCAAGTAGTTGGAAAGTTAAAATAGTTATGAGTAACCTCCGTCCAAGCAGGTATATTTACAGGTGGTTCTTCTTCAACCCCTAATATTGCTATATCAAGATCATTAACACCTGGATCTGTTGGGGCTGTAATTCCGTGCCCTTTATGTATTTTTATCTTTTTTACAAACCACATAGGCTCTCTTAACATATTTAAGTGAGAAGCTGTGCCATTAGGATCTAAACCTCCATAAGCTGAACTATAAACATCCTCCATTGTACTACCCGATAAGGCAGATGAAAGAGTTTCTGTATCTGGGTGACCGGTAGCCCAATTACCACTATGAGGCGTTCTAATGTTTTGCAATCTTAATTTAAGGTTTTCAACAACTTGTTTTTCTGATATGCTAGAATTAATATCATTATTTAATGAATCACTATCTTGAAACTTCCAACTAGCACTAATAGTATAACTTTTAGATGTAACGTCAAAATAGTCATTATTTCCAGACGGCGATACCTCTGCTGGTTGTCCGTTTGCAGTGGCGTTGGAAGGACCAACAAGGCTTTCGTAATTATAAGTGTCTTCAAATACTACTGATCCAGAATTTACATAACCATTGGCGTCGTCAATATCACTTCCGGCGGCTGTATAAGCAGAGGAATGTATCGCGTTGTAAGGTGTTTCACTACTACCACCAGTCGCTACTGGTAACCCACTAGTATCTTGTATAATTGAAGAAGAAATAATAGCTCCAGTAGCATCGTCCCAAAGTTCTATTTTAGGTTGAATATAATTACTACCATATTTAGCAGCTATATAATCATAATGTATATCTGATGCGTTTTGACCAGATCCTAAAGACAAGGCGCCACCAGCCCAAAATGTAGGTAAAATTCCTAATTCAATTTCAACATGCAACTCATCACCATTAAATATAGAGCCATGAAACACGTTTGGATCGTTGAAGTTGTCAACAAGGTCACCTGTACCGTCTTTACCAAAATTACTCCATTCAATCCAAGCGTCGTTTGTTGGCCTATCAAATACTATAGCATCTCTATAGTTTAATCTGTCTGTTAAATGATATAAATATTTTTGTCCAGAATAAGGGTCAAAGTCTACCATAGCAACACTAACAGATCTAGAGGTTAATACTGAACCCACCGCTGGATAATATTTATATCCAAATGGATATTGTGGTAAGGTAAATACATCTTCTTTTCCAAATTTCCACGACATACTTGAACTTCCTCCTGATGGGTATTGATTCCATACTGACGATGGGTCATGCTTGTTAATATCGCATTTAATATCTGAATCCATATTTACAACAGTCCACGAACTAGATACATAAGAAGCGTAATTACTATTATTATTTTCAAATGGAAAAATTGAGTTCCAAAACCAAATACCTTGAGCACCATTTTGGGATGTCCTTCCTTGTCCAGAAATTTGCCAATTACCATCATAACCCATGTTTTGAGAGGTAGTAGAAAGACCTGACCAAACTTGTGGAAAATCAGAAGTAATAACGTTTCCACTTATACCAGTATCACTAGTAGCTAAAGTTGTACTATAAGTAGCGGGTACATATCCAGTGACAGCACCATATAAATCAAAATTTGTTTGCTCTATTACCTCAGCTTGCAGACTACCTTTTAATATTTCACCGTGATGGGTAATATTAGCAGAAGCGCTTAGAGCATAAGATTCTGGTATAAAACTACCCCAAACAAAAGGATTATTTTCAGGACCTGGCACTACGTCAAGCACATTGTAAGCCTCATAAAGATATTCAAACTCTACACCACTGTTAACACCACCGTCTACAATCCTATTAGTTGGATCTATAGTGATTGGGTCACCACCAGCCTCTATATAAGCATCTTGTAATAAGTTTTGACTAAAACTATTATTAGACAACGTTAAATTATAATCTTCTTTGTAACTATCATAAGTACCTATTAAAGAGTTGTACTCTGTTAAATTATCTCTAAACCAATCATGCATGCCATTTTTAGATATAGGTGTTAAACCGTCCCTTGATAATCTAAGAACAGCGCCTCTTTGTTTATCTGTAAAATAACTTCTAAAAGATTCTTGTGCAAAAGATTCTGGATTAGTTGATATACCGTATTCACCAGCAAATGGATTAGCATCACCAAGCACTCTATCACTAGCTATTAATTGAGGATTACCATCTGCGTTAAATAAAGTATCTTTATTAGAAACTATGCTAACAACTCTGTCTTCACAAAAAGCAATCAAACTTATTCTTCTTTGAAATAACTTTTGTATACTACCAAACGTAGGGTTTAAATCTTTAGTTATTTTCTCAGCCATTATAAACTGATTAAGATCATTAACGCTAGAATTAGAGTTGTAAATACCAGAGTATATTAAACCGTGTGCTCTTCTTTCTTCTTCATATATTTCCTGTGTAGTTGTAGATGCTTTAACCCCATTAGTAATAAATATTTCGTTAAAATCATCTCTAATTCTATTAGATTCAACACCATTACCAAAAGAAAAACAATTATACCAAGAAAGTCCAGCCATTAAGTTTTGACCAATATTTTCTTCAAACTTAAATTCTGTTTTAAAGTCAACAATTGCACTGTCTAAATCATGAGCACTTGCTTCAGCTACAGTGTAGCTACCATCTTCTCTAATAAACTTAAATGACAAACCTGAATAATCAAATTCTACATCCTCATCGGCAACAGAGTCGTAAAAGTATTTAGGAAAACCTGGGGAAAAAGTTGCAGTAGAACCATTCCACGATTCTAATATACAAGAAGTTGTAATAGTTGAATTTAAAATTTCAACAGTACAACCTATTGGTGCAAACATTTCGTTTGTTTTACTATTTATTTTAACCGGTATATTGCTACTAGCTTCGTAATATATATCTAAATCTACCTCTTGTTTTTTAGGATCAACTTCCCATATAGCTGGAAATTTACTTAAATCAGATAGAAGAACAGATTTTACTGGATCTAAAAACTCAATATCACAAAAATCTTCTGATATGTAGTTGGCCGTCATTATATCTTCGGAAGCGTCTAAAGGATTAAATGAAGTGTTGTCAGCAGGGTTTTTGTCTAGTTCAATTATGTAACAAATTCTTCTATTGTTAGCCTTGCCAAATTCTTTTATTTTGTTTTTAAGATTGTCTCTTTTTATAGTACTATTACTTACGCCTGATGCGTCTAGAGTATTTAAATATTCTAAAGCTACTGTTTCTACGCTACGATAATCAACAACTACACTAGACGTGTCTTCGTAAGTACCACTTACATATCTATTATAAGGTTTTCTCCAAGAAGTATGATTGTATAATTTTTTTACAGCTACTTTTTTAATGGTATACACCTCTGTATCAATACTAGCCGCTCTTTTTATATCGGTACCAGTAAATTTTAATAGTGTTCCTGCTGCAATTGTTGCATTTGCAGATAACGTTATAGCTACAGCACTTGAGCCAACGTTTACAGCTGCTACTGTTGTTCCAGTATCAACACCATCACCACTAACAGTGTCACCTGCTAAAACACCTGTAGTTTCATAACTAGTGCTTAAAGTAACTGCTGTAGAATCACTAACAGCACTTGCCACAGTGTCAGTAGTAACAAAACTTGCAACTTTATGAAATCTAAATCTAGCTCCAGCGTGTAAATTTCTTATAAAATCTCTTATTTTATTATCAGGATCACCATTCTTATTAAAAGTAGGATCCCATTGTCTCGCGTGAAGTTCTTTGTACTTTAAATTATATCCAACCCCAATCCCAGGCCTTGGTGTTAATTTTCTATAATTATTATTTGAATCATGATTACCTTCCATCATAATGTGGCGGTGAGAGTTTGAAGTACCAAACTTTTTGTTTTTTGATTGGCCGGTAAAAACACCACCACCCCATATACCTTGTAAGTTTGCAGCCCAAGAATTTTTACCAAAAAGAACTGGATCAGCGTCTTTAAAGTCATCAGGGTGTAAATCTCTTCCAGGAGCAAAAAACGATAAGTGCATAAAGTGCCTATCAACCTCACCATCATTAGAATAAGTTTTAGTATCACTACCAACACCATGTTCTGTATTATTACTCGTTATACCACTAAACCATCTTCTAGGTCCAGTAGCATGATAACTATTAGTTGTGACTATACCTTCCAAACCGTTTATATGGTTTGAGTTTATGGAAGCAGTACTTGTAGGTGTACTTCTTGTTACTTTTTGTAACGGACCAACCCAACCGTCAACTCTTTTCTTTCTCCAATCATCTTGAGGGTCTACAAGTGGCGATGTTGATATTAAATCATCATTAAACCAAACAGAACCGCTTTTTAATTTATTTTTTAATCCTGATATATTTTTAAAATCAGTTATCCAAGTTTTAAGTGGTGGATAACTCCAACTAGAATCTTCGGCAGAAGTACTTTCACCAGATGTACACCCAGACCAAGTGATACAAGAATATTTAGCGTAATTACTAGCCTCGCTTTGTCCAGCGGCCATGTGCATTGAATCTATAAAAAACGTAGGACCAAAGTTAGTTTCTATACCAGCCCAAGCATCGTGATAATCTGTTAATTTTAAAACCGAAGCATTAGCATCAGTATTACCTTCTACATTATTATTAGCGTTATGAATACTATCTGCGCCAGAGTGTGTTTGATTTTCTCCAAAATAATTTAAAAGCCCATAATTACTAACATCTGTACTATTATATATTGCGCTTTGAGAACTTCCAGCTATATCATCTTGCCAATACCAACTAAATCTTTTTGTTGAAACTTGAAATTGATCTAATATATCAACTGAATTTCCAGTTTCAATTAAATCTGTAACTTGATTTTTAGAAATTTTAACAAAAAATTTACCAGAAAAGTTTTCTTCATCTTTACGTTCTCTTTTTTCTATTTGAACAATTAAATCTGGATGAAGATTTCCATTTGTTAAAGCAGAGTTACCATCAAAATGCGCTATATCTGCGTCAATTTTAGTTATTGGTGTTGCTAATTTAAGAGTGTAATTAGTGTCAAACTTACCATTTGTTATTTTGTATTTTTTAGAAGAAACGCCTTTACCATCAGAATCAAGTCGTCTCCATGAAATATATAACCCAGTCGTTCTAATTGGACCAGATATACTTGTTGATAAAGATTGATCTTGCTCTAATGGAATACCTCCAAAAAGTGTAGAACCAGAATTTATAAAATCTTGCCATCCTTCCGCTGATAATTGTAAAGTATCAACTTCTTTATCCATTCTTCTATCTGCGTTGGTAAAAACACTAGTAGTTATATGGTTATCTCCTTTTTGATCTATTTGGCCGTAATTAACTAATTGAAATTTAATAGCATCAGGAGCATTATTTTTTATATCAATAATTTTAAACTTGTTCTCTGTCGACACTTGCTCTTCTCCTGTGCCAATTTTTTTCTTTAAAATTATATAATCTTCTTCTGAAATTTTATTTCTATCAGATGATGGAAATGAAATCCATAAATTACCTTTTGTATAATCAAGTTCATATGTACTTTTAGTAACCCAAGCTCTATCCATTATTAAATTATAATATGGATTTGAAGTTTCTTTTATAAAAAACTTAAATGAATCAACCCATTCTGGAAAGTTATTTGTTACACTGGCATTTAGCTGGAGACTTCTACTAGCGTTTTTATTGTTATTACCATCTTGCCAAGGAACATTTACAGCGCCACCTGTTGAGGTTAATACTGGCGTTTCTCTACCATATTTATCACTGTAGACAACGCCTAGTTGATAGTTTCTTTGAGATTTTATAGAGCGCAAACCTTGTGATTCAAAGCTATTTAAACTACCTTTTCTATCATCATAACTAACTAGTATTTCAGTATCTTTATCTAGATCATAATTTTGAACATAATTACCATAAACAATTCTGTTACCAGTAACCTCTTGTGCTAGCGCTTTTTTAGGCACATTATCCCAAGGTCTTAACAATTGATTCGCTGGTAGCGCAGCGTATATATTTTCTGTTGTTATAATATACTTTCCTTTAGTAAGACCACCTTGTGCTCTGTAAGTTCCAGTATTAGATTCTTCTGATTTACCCAAACCAATATTAAAACCTAAACCTTGATAATTGCTTGGTTCATGCCAATCTTTGTGAGAGCGTTTAACTCTACTAATAGAATATATATTAGGAGACTCTTCTTGTTTATAAAGTATTTCTATTTCTTCAACATCCTCAGGTGTATGAGGCGTAACAAAATCAGTTAATTCTACGGAGTGAATAGAGTTTACCATCGCTTTATTATGAGGTTCATCTATATCATAAGCGTTGTCTTTGTTGTAAAAAATATTTGTATCATTGGAAACACTCGTGTCTTTAGGATATTTAGCATTAAACACTGGGTGTGTAAAAGGAGCAAATGGAGAAAACTCTCCATCTCTATATTTATATCTATAAGAAAATCTAGGTAATTTTGTTTCGAAAATGTTTGGAATTTTACTATCACTATCAACATTTTCTTCGTAATTTATTTTTACAAATGGTGAGCTTAAAGGTTTTGGCTTTATAACAGTAATATGGCGCTCTTCAATATCTACAGTAATATCATTACCAAAGATAACATCACCTTTTTCCCAAGCTGCACTATCAACGTTTAAATCATCAAAATTATCTACAGCGTGAAAATACGTTCCTTCTTGTTCTCCAGCGGTAGGAACGTCAAACGCTACTATTTTTTTTACACCTAAAAACTCATCGCCTCTATAATGCTTGACCTCGTGTTGTCCAGAATCAAAACCTGTAACAACAGCTGTTGTACCTAAAACCGCATCAAGCTGTTTTGTGTCATACCAAGCTTTTTCTCCTTCACTTAAAAGTGTAAATGGGTTAGTAGATAATTCAACATCATCTGTTATAAGGTTTATAGTTAATCCATGAAAACTACCTTTGTCAAAACTTAATTGTGTATGGGTGTTTAAATCAACAGTACCTTTTTTACAATCATCTATATTTATTTTCTTAGGATTGTTAACATTGTCGGTCCAAAATAATAAATTATCTATTATATTTATACCCGTTATTATTTTATTTGGAAAATTTAAAACTGCTTTTGGAGTACCAACATATTTGTCTACAAAAACAGGTTTTGCAACTGGAGTAGTTGAAGACACACTGTAAATATCTACATCAAATTCTATAATAGCGTCAGTATTATAGCTTGATACAAACCAATATATTTTATTTGTTTGCTCATCAGCTATACTACCTACACAAGTAAAACCACTAGGTATTAAATCTTCTAACCTATGATTACCTAAAATATTTTTAACAACACCTACGTCAGCACTTTCTGAAGTTGAAACCTCTATATTCAACGCATCTCTATACTCTCCTTCTGGAACCAGTCTTTCATCAAAATCTTTATTCATCTTCCCCTTGAGGAAAGTATTTTTAATTTCCGGCATATGCTAGTGTTTTATTTGCTTAGATTTGCCTCTAAGTATTTGAGTTAATTCTTCTAGTTTTAAGCTTGATAATCTTAATTTAGCATTTCTTACAGCAGCAAATTTATCACGTTGAAATTTACGCACTATACCTTGACCATATGAAGATGTGGATAAAATAGCGTATGCTATACACTTGTACATCGCATCTTCAGCAAATTTATGGACTTGCATTTCAGCATCAGTACCAAGACTATCACTTATATAATCTAAGATCACAGTTTTTCCCGAAATATTAGATGAAAAATGTATTCTTCCAATTCTATTATCTACGTAGAAAGATCCGTTAACCTGCGCATGTTGCGGGTCAAGTCCGTATCTATTACCAGCCATAGGCCAATATGTATCATCTTCATAGTCATCATGGTTGTTTTCAGAAGATGTATGTGATTTGTAATTATTCCAAGTTGATGAATTTGTTTCGTTGCCAGGCGTGGGTGTTAAAATTGAACTAGCTTCAGCGTTTGTAATATTTATATTGTCTATATAATTACTATTAGTAGAATGACTACCAGAGGCTGATAATGTTACCCCTTCTGGTTTTAAAGCAAGTGTAGAGCCTAAATGTATATCTGAATCTATAAAAGACAAGGCAACAACATAAATAGTGTCAAGATTACTAACATCATAATTATCAATCGTTTTAGTACTAGTGTCATCACCAGTCCATTCTAAATAAGTTATATCGAAAAAATCAGTTTGACCAAGCGGACTTTGTTGAAATGTTGTACCATCTGGAATTGTTGGATGTCCATTGTACGTGAAAGTAGGATGGTTATTAAAATTGGTTATTGCACTAGGATCTTGTGTAGTGAATCCAAATCTAATAGTACTAACAGCAGTACCACTTGCACTCGCGGCGGTTGTAAACGTAATATCACTAGTTGATCCATCGGCAGAAACGTTAATTGTTAATAAATCAGATACATCAACTTGTTGATATAAAGCTGCTACTTGACTCCATCCAATATGACCAAACCCATTTTTAGTAACATAAGACCATCTTAACTTACCACCTAACACTCCCATGGCACTAAAAGAATTAGAATCAAAACCAGTTGAGGAGGGCATTAATAAATTCCAATTATCAGGAATAGTACCATTTAAATCGTCAAACCCACTATTCTTTACTACAGTTTCTCCAGAGGGAAAATTATAGTTACCATTATCAAGTTGTCTTATTTGAAAAGGATTTGATGTAGAGTTTGTTCGGTATAAAGGGTGTTTTATACCAGCTAAATCTACCCAAGATAATTTAGTATAATTTACATAGTCATGCGGCAATGGCATAACTAAAGTAGGTGGCAAATCTATTTGTTGAGATTTTATAGATTTAAAAGTATCAAAAGATAATTCAGCTAAAGCTCTTTGGGCGTGAAAAGCAATGTCAATTCTTTTTATTTTTGGTATTATTTTATTTTCTCCAACATATGCAATTTCAAATTGAGTTATAATATCATCTAGTGATACAAATTGATAGTTTCCAAAATCATTGCCTTGATAGTATTCCTTATGCGTCTTATCGTCTAATAATCCCATTTATTTATTGTTTTTCTTGTTGTAAAGTTTTCATTTCTTGCTGTGTTGCTACTCCAGCTAATTGTAAATCTTTAATAGATATTCCAGCTAATTGTAATATTTTAAGAACTAAATCGTTTTCTTCAGAATTGTGTAATTCAAAATCATTATGATCAGACGCGGACGGATTATATAAAGCATTTCTACTACTACCTATTAAGTATGTCCAGTTAGGTTTTTTTGGTTTTCTTATGTAACTAATACTTACACTCATTTGATCCATCTGTGGGTATATTTTAATTACAACAGGCGTTATTGAAGTAGAAAATTTAGAATAAACAGGTCTTGTTTTTGCCCATTTTGCAAGTGGTGCGTTTCTATAATTATTTAATTCATTTAATTGTATTTTATCCGCGTTAATTTTGTGACCACCGCTATATGCTACGCTAACATTACCTAGTCTGTAAAAATCTGGAATATCACTACTAATGTATACTTCACCTTCTGTCTGTAGACCAACCGCTTGATTAGATATTTCAAACATGCTTATTTTTTCTTCAAGGTTAGTAACCATATCAGCATAATCTAATTCATTTCCAGGAGCTCTTTGTCTTTGTTCTAAGTCGTAAAAATATTGCTCAAAAATTTCCATTTGAGCATGGTCGGCAAATAAGTTGAACTCTTGAGGTGTTATATAACCTCTTTGCTCTTTGTTAGCTAATGCTAAAACTTTTTGATATACTTTATCTACGCTTATCATATTTCTTTTTTAATTTGTAGTTTGCAATCGCCCCGTAGAGCGACTGCATCTACAGTTAGATTAATTTAATCTTTTTTCAATATTGGAGTAAATCTCCATACCTTCGTCAGTTTTAAACCAAGCAGCTAAAGCTGAGTAAGGGTGTTCATCAAAGGGAACGTTCATTATTTTTCTATCATTAGAACCCCATGAAAAAGTTCTTTGATCAGAAGATAATTTAATAATACCAAGTTCAGTTGCTTTAATACCAAAGTTTCTAAGTTGAACATTATCATCAGCAGCTAATTCTAAGAACAAAGAAGGGTTGTTTCTAGCGAATACTAACAAATCTCTTTTAAGTTCTTTAGAGCTCATCTTAGACACTTTAGAACCTTTTTCTACACGCATAATAGCTTCTGCTAGATCAATATCCATATCTCTAGCTATAACTATTGCATCTGCTTCTAGTTCTAATGTTTCTATTTCTTCGGCTGCATCAACTTCTGGCCTCCACTCGTAAAACAATTGATTTATATTTGGGTGATATAAAGATAAAAATTTCTGTAAAATAGTTTTGTTTTTTGGAACAAACAAAGCTCCGTTTCTAAAAACTATATGTGAAAGTCGTTGATCACCTTTCATTTCATCTACAAAAGATGTTGTTTGGTTTTCACAATACTTTATTTCTCTTTCATAGCCTTTTTCCTCATCAAACCAATATAAATTAGCAGATCTAATCATGTAAGATAATGGTTTTCTATTATTTGTTAAATAATAAGCTCTATCTTTTACTTCCCATTTAGGGTTTTTTGTTTCTATTTTTTTTGGTTTTGGTGTTTCAACAACAGGTGTTTCAACAACAGGTACCTCTACCTTTTCTGTTTTTTGTTTTTTTGCCATAATATAATATATAATAAAATTAATAAAAAGAAAGAGGAGGGCGGAGAACGTTTACATGTATGCCGCCCTCTTCTTTAATAATAAATGCTTATTTTAATAACATAAAGTTATTAGCACCTTGAGTAACTAAACATCTTTCAGAAAGCATGTGTATTTCCATAGCGTCTAAAGCAGATGTAGCAGCACCAACAGAACCTGTTGTCCAAGTTTTCATTCGTCTGTCATCTGTTTGAGAAGCTCTGTATCTAACATGTAAGAAAGGACGTTTCATACTAGCCCCAACAGTTTGATCGTAAACTGAAGAAGAACCAGCTGGTATAATAACACCTCTTAACGCTTCTGATCCAGCAGTTGCATTGATACCACCTCTTGTAGCTTTGTCATTTAAATATCTAAAGTCAGATTTGTAGAAGTCATAAGAACCTCTTCGGAATCCAGAAAAACCTAAATTAAGTGCCATATCTTCAGAGTTATCAAATACTCCGTAAGAAGTACCACCAGCTCCATAAGAATTCATTGAAGCTAACATGTCGTCCATCGCTAGAGACGTAGCTCTATTTACAAACATCATATTTTCTTCAATAGCACCTTGATTATCAAATTCTGCTAAAATAGCATCAAACTCAGCTAAATCAGTTGCTGGGTTAACACCAGTAACACCAGTAGTAACATTACCTCTTTTTTCAATAGCGTCAAATAAACCTTGAGTACCAGTTAAGTTACCAGCAGTACCAATTAAGTTATCAACACCATCAGTACCAGGTGTACCTTTGATAGATTCTAACATCATCATTTCTAAGTAGTCGTTGAATCTTAATCTAGTTTCAGACGCAGCTTTAAGGTACCATAAGTAACCTCCTTGACCGTCTTCAGTAGAAATTTCAACCCAACCAATTTTAGAAGCATCAGATCCAGATACACTATAATAATCTTTAATGATAACTGGTTTGTTACTGAAAGTTTTAAAAGTAGCTTCGTTAGAAGGTCTTTCATCAGAAGCCGTAAGACCTGTTTCTGCTAAATAAGTTTTACCTTTAGCATATTCAGAACCAATAACTAATAAAGTAGCATTAGTTGAATCAGCACCAGGTAAAGTATCTGTACCATAAGCTAAAACTTCAATTTTACCATCACTTCCAATGTTTGTCATAGAAACAATACCTCTAACAAGGTTGTTTCCATAAGAAAGTAATACTACATCATTTACTCTAACACCGTGTTGAGCAACGTCAAATCCGTCACCAGAAACGTTACCATCAATATCAGTAACAACAGTAAACATACCTTTGTTATCACCGTGTCCTGGCGTTCCAGAAGCTATATCACCATTAACGTCTACTGTACCTTTGTAAGATAAATGTAATCTCGATTGTTCAGACCATACAACTTGATCAGCTGTCATAGCCTCTTCTGCACCAACTTGAGAAAGGAAACCAGAAATTGTACGAGGTCCAAAAACCTCAGCTTCTTTTTCCATCAAGTCCGGCACGTATTGTTGACCCCACCCCGCGTTTGTCGCGTCAGCTAGGTCTAAATAATTTGTAGATAACGTTTGTCTTTGTGAAGACGGAACGCTATTCAAATTAGTTCCTGCATTAATTGCCATAATTTTTTATTTTAAATTGTTATTTTTTAAATTTGTTTTTATTTATTTTAAACTTAAAATCAGAAGAATTATCACCTAGCACCTTTACTTTTATACCACCAGCCTCTATAGTTCCATGTTTTTGCCTTGGTTCCATATTGACATTTTTAGCTTTAGCAACACTATCTTTCATAGCATCAGCTTTTCCTTGTTCATAAAAGTGCTTTGCAACAGCATCTGCATTCATTGCTGTATATAGAGATTTATGATAACCTTTAGCGTCTATTAAAGTAGAATTTTTATCCAAAAACTTTTTGGTAAAATTACTTATATTACTTTGGTTGTTTTTAATCTCTTCAGCATTGTTTACATTAAATCTATATTTCTTGTCACCGACGTTATATTCAAAACCTTTGAACTTGTCGTTAAAAAGATTATTAGTTTTTTGTTCAAAAACTTTTCTATTATTATCTGCTGCCTTGTTTGTTATTTCTGATTCTTTGTTATATCTATTAAAGAAATCTATAGCTTTTTGCTGCTCAGTTGTGAGCTTACTTCCGGCTTTAATATCTTCATAGTATCTGGACTTTTGCCCGTCCAAATGGGCTCTAGCGTTGGCAACTTGCTCTTTTAACGCTAATTTTTTTCTTCGTATATCTCTTTCTTCGTCTTCTTCTTCGTCGTAAGAGAACGAGTCTTCCATAAGGAAGTTAATTTCTTCATTGTTTAAATGAGGTTTTGTTTGCTTATAATATTCATATAATAAATTTTGATCATCTAGTTTTGAATAATCTTGATTAAGCTTAACATAATCACTTAAATCTCCACCAGTTTCTTCCATAAAATCCATTAACTTTTGAATATTCTCTGGTAGTGGTTTTCCAGTAGCTTCAGCTTCCGCAACAGCTTCTTCAATTTTTTCTTCTACTTCTGCGACTTCTTCTTTAGTAGAATCTTCAGTAATTTCTTCTAATACTGGGGTTTCTTGTGCTTCTGCTTCCGGTTGTACTTCTTCTTGTTTTTCTGTGGTGTCGGCATCTTTAGACTCTGCAACCACTCCGCTGTCGTCAGCGTTATCTTCTTTAGTTTCACTTTTTTCTTCTTTTGGTGTTGGTGGTTTACTTAAATCTACTTTTACAACGCTATCGTCGTTAGCAGATTCAAATTTACTTTCATCAACTTGTTCAGTTGTTTCTTGTGTAGTCTCTTCAACTACTTTTTCATCTTTTTTTTCCATAATATAATATAATAATAATTAATAAATTTATCTAGGGTCAAACGAGCCTAAATCAAAACCACCACCTAAAGTATCATTACCTGCAGACTCAAAGTTTTTAGGTGGTTTACCCATTTTTCTTTGATCAATCATTTGACTTTGCTGGGAGTTTCTTCTATCTATAAGTTCAGACTGTTGGTCAGCTTGAATTCTTGTTCTAGCATCTTTTCTGTTTTCTTTTTCATTTTCTTTAGCCATTGTAACTTGAACTTCCATTTGTTTTAATCTCATGTTTAATTCAAATTCCATCTGCATTAACTGTTGTTTACTAGTCACTTCTTGAGCCATTTTTCTTTCATCTATTTGAGCTTGTAATTGGGCTAATTGAGCCTTTGATTCAGTTAACGCTTGATTTTTTTGTAATTCTATTTGAGCGGCTTGTTGCGCTGCTTGAGAATTAGACTGAGTTTGCGCTTGGATATTTTCCATTTGCATCCTTCTATCCATCTCTTGTTTCTTTTGTCTTCTTATTTTTAAAAGTTGATTAGCTAATTTTATATTTTTAATTTCTCTAAGATCAATAGCATCTTCAAGCTCTATAGTTTTTTGTTGCAATGCCATTTGAATATTATTTTCTAATCTTCCTTTTTCTTCTTCGTCTGGTTGTAACTCTATAAATATACCAAAATCATAAAGATGTAGTTCGGACATTTCTTCTAAAGTAGCAACATTATGAGCACCTATTGCTTGAATAAAAGCATCTCTTGTTGGTGAATATTCTATAATGTCTGATATTCTAAGTGATAAACACTCAGCTGTTTCTGCTGTTAAAAATAAACCACCTTGTAATATATGTCTTGTTGCTGTGTTAGAGTTAGCTGCTGCTAATTTTTGAACTCCAACTAAAGCATTGGTATCGGGAGTACTTCCATCTCTTGCTTCATTTAAACCAGTACAGTCTCTAATCATTTGCATGTAATAATTATAATTACCAACAAGGGCTTGCATTTTATTACCACCACTACCAGATGTTATTTCTTGAATAGGTACTTTACCAGGGTTCATATCACCCTCGCTAGTAAATGATCTACCTATAACAGAACCTGTTTGGAAGAACATATTTAAAGCCTCTTGAGGATTATAATTAGTTCCATTACCTAAGTCAACCTCAGCTAAACCATCAGCATCTAAATAGACACCATCTGGAACCATACGTGACATTACTTGTTGTAATTTTAAATGTGTTAACTGGATCATATCAGCAAATCCTGTTATACGCTTTACTAGTGAATCAATTCTACCGTCATACATTCTAGGAGCTACAATAGCATAATTCATCTTTACTTTAGTATAATCACTTTTAGGTCTCATCATGTTTTGAGACATTTCCCATTTAAGTAATTTTTCTGTACCTAGTATTAAAGCACCTTCATAAAGAGTTTCTATAGACCTTAATAATCTTGAGTAACCACCTTCTTTATTCTCTGGTGGATTGAAAGAATCATCTTTAGGTATTATTTTACTAGAACCAGTACCAGTTTCTTTTATTTTATATACCTCATTCATATAAGTTTTATAATTAAAATATAAAACTTGAATAGTATTAGCATCCTCTTTATCTACCGAATATTTCGTGTTATAACTATTTTTATTATAACTTTTATTTTTCATTATATCTTCAAGATCAGTTTCAGATAAGTGAGGAAATTCTTTTGCTAGTTCATTTACAGGTATAGATTTAACCTCTCCAACATAATATATATCATCAAAATATGGTGAATCTGTATAAGAGTAAACAAGATTTGCCGGGTCCACGTAGTCTATAACAACACCTTCAGATGTATTAAAAGAAGTTTTAACAGCACCAATACCTAGCACTGTTAAATCATAATAAAATCTTTTCTTTATTAATTCATAATTATTTCCTTCAAACAAAACATTTAAAGCTTGCTCCTCTGCTAACTCAACAGATTGTTTATAAGTTAACTGCATGTGAACTTGTAACTCTTCTTGCGAACCTGGTAGCTCTGGCATACCAGACTCCCTCATATCTATGCCATATTTTTGATCTATTTCATTATCAAACTCTTCCATAGCCATGTCTCGCTGAATAGCCTCCATGTATTTTGTTCTTTTTTCAATACCATTTGGAGATTGAGAAAAAGCTTTTATGTCATATGTTCTTTCAGCTATACCATTTACTACTATATCTACAAACTTAGGAATAACAGGAACAGGCTTCCAATCTAAATTTAAATAGGACAAATCACCATTTATAGATAACTCATCCTTATATTTCTGTATTGATTGTTCGCCTCTAGCGTATAATCTTAAATTATGAAAATCATTATAATTAGTTCTATACCTATTAGAACCTATATCATAATTAAACCACTCTTGCTCTATAGCTTTAGCTACTTTTAAACCATAATCATAGCTTAGCTTTTCAGCATCACTAACTGTTTGACTCGGAAAATAACTTTTAATGCCAGACTCTGCCATATTTATTATTTGATTATTTGTGAATTACTCCCAGTATTACTATACTTGGATATATTTATGTTTATTTTAGGTTTTTCAACTTTTGCGTTTGGTGCGTATAAATGCCTATTGTTTGCCATGATAGCCAAACCACTACTTATTGTTGCGTCAAACTTTGTTCTTTTGGTTATATCAAATCTACTCCAATCATTTAACAAATCATTAAAGTATAAACTACCAAATGTTCCATCTTGCCTCATACCAACGTGATCTTGTATATACATTTCAATTGCTGCTGCATGAGCCTGCTTTATATCTTCACTTGAATTTGGTATTCCACCTACTTCTTTTTCTGCTACAGATAGTTTGTTCCAAACTTTATCGGGCCTATTCATACTAAAACCTCTATAACCTCTACGTCTTAAATAATACAAAAGACGCGGTTTGTTATTCTCTGCAAGTATTGGCATGCCGTAAAATACTAATGCCATTAACACATCTTCAAAGAATATTTCAGCTGTAGGTGGTCTTGATAAGTATTCTAAAA